TGTAAATTACCCCTGTAACTAAAATCTATACCAAATAAATTTATACTGCCAACTTTGTTATATAAAGCAAAAGCAAAAGCAAAAGGCACAGTATTGTTTAAGTAAGCACAATCTGCATCCTGTGCAACTTCCTCTAAAGGATAAAGAACTGCAGAAGGGCACCTCTCATCTAGTTCACAAGTGTATATAGGTGTATCAGCTACAGGCAACCAACGTCTCATAACATCTGTCTGACTTCCTGCGTCATCAGTATCCATAAACCTACTAACTGGATCAAGCATAAATACTCTATCGCATTTAGTAATAGCCCCCATGCAGTTAATACCCCAAACTTCGTCATAGGTTTTTGAATGTACTAAACTAAGGTGAAAGTCTAGTTGACTCTCGCCCATAGCAACTATGGCAATATTCTTGCCCTCGAGTTCTTTTATTCTCATGCTTGTGGTTGTCTCCGTATCTCGTCGTACCTGTATTGGTCTCTAGTTGATTTAGCTTCACCAAGATTTTTTAATCCTAATAAAGCCTCCTGAAACTTAGATTCGTATGCTGGTATTGCTTCGTAATTTTTGAGATACGTGCATGCTTCAACTAAACTACCATATAACATGGCATTAGGAGCATTTTTAGACAGCCATGTTGTTTCACTACCTGAAGTGGTAGTAAGTGATGCTGGTCTATAGTAGTAGTGCAGTTCAACCTCGTAGGCTGAATCTGGGGTGGGTGCGACTATAAAAGTATTGTCGTCAAATTCTGCATAATATTTTGGTAGTCCTGTTGTGGACGCATTAGGAGTAAAATCCCTAATGAAAGAAACTTGTTTTAATAGTAAATAACTATAATTACTACTGCTGTCTATTACAGCTAAACTAAAAGGTGCTAAATAGTCAGTAGGGCATTCTAGGTATGGTCCTGAAGCTGTTAAGTCACCAACTTGATTTTTTCTAAAATCGTCTAATTGTACATTTTTAAATATACGTTCTTCTGTTGTTGTAATAAACGTAGGTAAGTTAGTAACAAAACTAGACTCTGTGCTTTCTAGGTAGTCTTGTATAGCTGTTTTTAAAGTTGTGTATGTAAAACTCATACTGATACCGTTAATTCACCCACACTACCTGTTAGTGCAGACATATTGTACATAGAACCTATTGTATCACTATTTTGTGCCCACATGATAGGAGAACTTACACCATTACTGTCTTTAGGATTAGAAACTATAACGTAACCTTGCCCTGCTGTTGGGGCGGATATAGTAGGTCTTGGTTGATATAGAGCCTCTGGGTCTGCTATATTATGTGGCGGATCTAATTGAGGGGATTTGGGCTCATAACATTCGCCACAAACTTTAAAGCCAGTCCATTCTTTTCTTAAATCAAGATAAGGTATATCAAAACCACATCGGTCGCATATCGCTCGTGCGTACTTACCTTGAGCATAAGCCATTAATAAAATCTCCTAGCTGGAGTCAACATTAATGATGCTCTATTTCTATCCTCGTCTGCTGCTAGTTTAAAATCTTGTTCGTATTGTTGTTTTAGTAGCCCTGCTTTTTGAGGATTCTTTTTTAAAGCTATGTAATAGGCTAACCCACTAACCATACAAGGCATAAACCTTGAAGGTACTTCAGGATTTTCTGCTGATGTACTTACATCGTCAATCCTTTGTATTCTGTAAGAAATTAATTGATAATTATTTGTATCTGGTGTTGGCCAGAGGTTTACTATAGGAGTTATTTGCCTATCAACAAAATACTGTGTAGGTCTTGCTTGAGTAGTTTTAGTAGGAATATTTAAAAATTCCTGTCTACCTATTCTATCTATCTCTATATCTAAAACTGGGCTTTTGCTTGTATCTCTTACAACAGCTGACAATATATCAATATCGTATCCGTTTAGGTTATAACTGGCTGTGCCTTTAGTTAAATCTAGAGTTACTTGTTCTATAGTCCACAGATTAACGCCTCTATTAGCCCAATCTGCAAACATTATGTTCATAGAACGTCTAGCAGTTCTAGCATCGTACCCTGTACGTTGTTCTAGTCCTGCTAGTTCGTAAGCCTCTTCTATAGTTTCAGCTATATCTAAGGCAAAAGTTTTAGTGCCTGAAAAAGCCATTTATTTAAAACTCTTTATATAGAGTAATTACTATAACGTACGAGTCACCGCTTCCAGCACCTGTCGTTGTTAGTAATATATCTCCTGTTTTTCCAGTGCCTGAAGTGTTCCTGATACCACCGAACTCTGTAAAATCTTCGTCAGTTGTATAGTCTGAGTTTAAATCCCAACAGATAGTATTAGTAGTAGCATCCCACAAAAGTTTAACACTCATACCAAAAGTTGAATAAACGATTTTAGCTAACCTTACACCAGTACATGCTTTACCATCACTAGTTCTAGTTGCTAAACCACTTACATCAACCTTATTTACTGCTGCCTCACCTGAACCATCGGATGTGTTGGTCAGCTGAATAACAGCTGACCTATCACTATCTGACAGAGTTGTTGAAGTTACTGCGTCTGCCATATTAAACTCCTAAAATTAAGAACCAGAGAATGGTGTTACTAAGGTTCCTGAACCTAAAGTAATTCCTTCTACAACATATTTAGCAGTTGCAGCAGCATGTACTTTAACAATACTCCCTGCTAACCCACCTTTAGTTGAACCATTCAAAGTAATAATGTCATTAGCAGCACCAGAAATAAAAGTTTTACCTGTTGCGTCTGTTACACCTGTGTACAATCCACCAACAAACTTATCTGTACCGTCTGTAACGATGGTCATGCCAGTTGCTGCTGTTATAACTAAAAATGTAAAACTAGCTCCTAAGTTATTAAGTTGATTAGGATCTGTAGGGTCACTAGGTGCAGTAGTAACAATTGAAGGTAAAGTGAATGCACCGTCTGCATCATTACACAACAAAAGTTTACCTGCATGATCATCTACAGTTAGTGTTGTATTAGCTGTTAAGCTAACTACCGCAGTGTTACCTGCAGAAATAAAACCAGATAAAGATTTAACTGGTCCTGAAAAAGTTGATTTAGCCATTATTGTCTCCTAACTAAATTTGTTGCCCCATCTTGGAGTAAGTCTGCCGAGTCAGTTGGTGCAACGAGTTACCTCGGTTTATATTTATTGTAATGTAGTAGTGAATAAAAAGAAAGGGGAACATAATGTTCCCCTTAAAAGACGTAAAACGTCTACCCCGAAAGGATTAAGCTCCAGGTGAACCGTACATTCCACGCCAGTCACTAAAGCCGAAAGAATATCTTTCTCTTGCTTTGTATCTTACGTTTCCTGTTTCAAAGTCACCTTCCATGCCAGTTGACATTGGAGATCTTACGAAATGCTTCATGCCGTTAGGAGCGTCAGTCTTGATGAAGAATGCATCAGTGTCAGTCAGATAGTGGTTGACAACATAGCCTTCTGGGAACATTCCCATGTTCTTCATAGCGTTGATGTCATTATCGGATGTACCGACTCTACCTGGAGATTGAAGTACTCTGTCAGCCACAAATTGTAACTGAGGTGGTACGATCAATTTTCTAGCCTGAACATTGATTTTGATACCTCTTTCATCTTTATAACCTGAAATATCAATCAATGCATTCTCAAGAGAAGTCTCGTTCAAGTCTGCAGCAGTACTTGGTTCGTTAGCTAAATCACCAGCTGTTAAAGTTGGATGATCTGTAGCGAATAATGCTTTTCCGTCACCACCTGGGAAGGTAGCTGAGAAACCATTATTAAGTACGTTTGCAGCTTTTACTTGCTTCGTGCTCGCCATAGAACGTGCTAAAGCTTTAGTATATCTAGAAGAAAGAGAATCATATAAATTATCCTCAATTGCTTCTTCTGTCAATGCAAAAGCTAACGCCACTGTTTCATGGGTATAACGAGAAGTGAAAGTTTCTTGAGCTGTGTCATAAGATACCATGCTGCCTTCCCCTTTTACAGGAGCTTGCGCAAAGCCTGATAACATAACTTCTTCTTCAAAAGCTCTCTCAGAATTTTCGGAATCGAAAATTTCTGCATGTTCGTTTTCGTAACGATCGTATTCAAGACCAAAAAGTGCATTTAGTCCTGGCTCTAATTCTTTAACTAGTTGTGCTCTGTTAATTGCCATTTATATCACCTATTAGTCGTTACCGAAAGTTGAAGCTGGGAATATGAATAAACCTCTAGCATATTGCCCAATTGAGTTGTCTGGTCTATCGACGAAGCCAACCTGTTTAGCAATACCACTAGCAGTCGTAGTAGTCACACCTTCTTTCGAACGGTTGTTATTAGTATCACCTGCAGTTGTAGAGATAGTATGTACTTTACCGACGTCTGCTTGAGTTGGAGTACCTGTGTACTGTGCCTCGTAGACTATATCGGGATCAGCATATACGTATGCTTTAGCATCTGCAGAACCTAGAGTTGCGGTACCATCTGGCCATTTTCTGGACCAAACTGGAGTACCATCTGTTGCTGTGTATTGTACACCGTAAAACACACCTAGAGGAGCGTCGGTTGCACCACCTTGAAGAACATAACCACTTGTAAGTTTTACTACATCACCTGAAAAAATATCACCTGATGCACCACTTGCGATTGCGAACTCTGAAGGTCTAATAGTGCCACCACTCATATGGTATGCTGGTGTAAATCCGTTAGGATCATTTACATTAGCCATTTATATCACCTTTATTGTTAATATAAGTTCAAAAT